GGATAAGGCAGCATCAAAAGTCCGCCCCAAACTCCGGATCGCCGCTAGGCACGGGATGCGAGGGGGAGTCCAGATCAACCAACGCCGAAAGGCAGCGCGAGAGTGGCGGGGGGTTCTCTAGGGTAGAGCAATCTGTCGACCGACATTACGGGGGGTAACCCCTGTCTCGGCCGGTAGGTGCCAGCGTATTAAAATCGCGGGCAGCTCTTCCTTTGTTTGCCCGACTCAGTCGGGTGCCTGTGGACACGGTTTGTACCGGTTCCATCCGTGCCGAACTCCAGCCGGACGGCGGACCCCTGGAGGGGTCCGTCGTTCTGCAGGCTTAGGCGCGGTTGCGTAGTGCAACAGGCGGGAGGCTGGGTCCTTACTTTGGAGACTCAGCCATGTCAGCACAGCCTAGAACCACCTCGGAGCAAGTCCGTGGTGGGTGGCTCTACGACGACAGGTCGTACTTTCACACGAAGTATTGTACGAACCCTGTGTCCGTCACTTCCGATATCGTCGGCGTGGATAAAGAGGTGTGGCGGGGTGAAAAGACCCCTCACTTCCTAAAGCGCAAGCGGCGCGGAGATCTGATTCCGTACACCAATTGGGTCAAGACGACCCAGGTGGGGAATTGGAGTTCTTCGTACCTCATTCAATGGAAGTCTGGTTTCGTCTGTGGTTCAACCACGGCACGGCCCCAGTCTTATACGGTGGGCGGAGATGCCTTCACGTTTCCAAAGATTGAGGAGGCAGAGCTCGATTCTTGGATCGAGTCGGTCGACGTCAATGTCGACGCTCTTGTCGCAGGTGCGGCAAGTGACTGCTATTCGAAGGGCGCGGACATGCTAACCATCCTTGTCGAGTTCCGGAAGCTCGGCCCCGACCTCGTTCGCCTCGCCAAAAGAATGCGGAAGTACAAGCCGGACCACCATGGTACCGGTACTGCTGAAGCAAACTTCGGATGGGGTAACACGATCAGGGACTTGGTAGACATTATCCAGACCTTTAACAGTCTGGGTCAGACACCATACAAGATGGTAACGGGACGAGCTGGTACGAGTGTTTCGGCATCGGAGCCGTTCTCGAGTACGTATGCGAATGCGTACTATTCCACCTCGTGGGTCGGGGAAACGACGTTCAACGCCTCCTTTCGGGGAAGTTGTTGTGCGAAGTATACGCCCCCTGCTGCAAGGACTAACATCCTTACGACAGCTTGGGAGCTGATACCCTGGTCCTGGCTTGTCGACTACGTCATCGGAGTCGGCCAGTATCTCGAGCAGCAGAGCCTTCTTGCCGTGGCGCAAGGCCTGACGACCGCTCGCGGTCTGATGGTTTCCGCTACCCGGCAGGCAGCACTTGATACGACTTGGCTTCTTGGGTACACCGGCACAATTTACGGTGCAGGCGTGTCCACGATCACCAAGACGATGAGGGTGCGTGTTGATCCTCCAAAATATCCGGAGATAAAAGTCCGAGCAGCCGACCTGGACCTCGTCCGCCTTCTTACCGACATCATGGCCAAATGAGGCTAGTCGATTCGAGGCGACGGTTTAGGAACCGCCGGTTATGCTCACCCTTCCATCCTTAGATTAGGAGAAGTCCCATGGCCGGTATGACTACCGTCCTCACGCTACAGGCCCGCAGCGGTCATAGCTCCACCTACACGGTTCCCGCGGTCCACACGGCTCTCAAGCCGAAGCTGGTACTGCAGAAGCGCAAGGTTCCGAGCGGCAACCAGTCCATGATGGAGGATACCATCACGGTTCTGGATTCCACTGTCGACTCGGCGGACGTCCTCTTGGACTCCAAGATCGCCGTTACCGTCATCGTCCGTCGTCCGAAGCAGGGTGCTTCGGCCGACATCACCGCCGCCCTCGCTCGCTTCCGCGACATCGTCGCGGGTGATGAGTTCGGTTCGGTGGTCACAGCGCAGTCCAACCTGGCCTAGCTTGGCCATGTTCTGGAAACTCGTTGCCATCCTTATTGGCATCGCGCTATGTCAGCTGTGGCAGACTGGCTGTCAGACCCTCGCGGGTCTGTTAGGCCACGTCTGAGACGGTTCCCCTTAATCCTACCCGCAATGGGAGGCGTTTGATGGAAAATCAGCGAAGGGACGTGAGCATTTGGCAGCTATGCCGTGCCTACGTCGACGATCAAGCCCCTGATCTGCTTGGGGAGGCGGAACGTGCAACGATCCTTGGTTGGATCCGCGCCCGGGCCGTACCTCTCCTCGCAGCCGCCGGTGACCACTTTCGGTCCGTCGCTTTGCTAGGACCGGAACAATGGCGTTTCTTCTCCCAACTGGAGGCTTTCTTCAAGAAGAACGAAAGTCTCCCTCCGATGCCTACCGTCGATCCCGTCAGGACCGCCCTCGAGAACTTCGAGCGTGCGGAGAAAATCTGTCGGATAACCAATCGACGGCTGGACCACTACTACTCGAACCTGGATCGCCTTGATCCCAAGCTAAGAGAGTGGATGGAACGAGCCTCACGGTTCGTGGAGACCCGTCTGGGGGATGTGGACGTGTTCCTGAATCGGATTCCGGAACTCGTACGCCTCACTGATGGCGCTACTGCAACACGCGCACGCCGGCTAGCTCAGCCTTACCGAAAGGTGAGTCATCGCCCCGTGTGTACCTCTCGTGCCTTGTCGTTCATCCGCAGCCTCTACCGCTATTACGGCGTTAAGTTGCGTCAGGCGACACACGTTGAGTGGAATCGTGTTATCGTGGTTCCGAAGAACTGGAAGACAGGTCGGACAATCGCGGCTGAGCCGGAGGGGAACCTTCCCTTCCAGCTAGCTTTCGACGCCTTCGTAAAAGAACGGCTTTTGGATGTCCAGATCGACCTGCGATCCCAGCGCAGAAACCAGCAACTTGCTCAACTCGCTTCCATTGACGGCAAGCGGGCTACCGTGGATTTCTCCATGGCGAGCGATACAGGGGCCTACAATGCTATCGCGTGGCTGTTTCCACTCGCGTGGTTTCAGTTGCTCGATATGCTACGAGCGCCCTTAGGGAAGTTAGACCCAGGATTGGCGTCCGACTATCCCGACTTCGATCAGGTGTGGCAGTATGCCAAGTTCTCATCCATGGGTAATGGATGCACCTTCGGAGTTCTCACGCTGGTTTTCGCGGCACTAGCGTTCGCGGTAGGTTCCAAGACTGTCTGTGTCTACGGCGACGACGTCGTCATTGACTCGGACAAGTTCGAGGATTTCGTCCGCCTCGCTAAGTTCCTAGGTTTCGTTGTGAATACCGAGAAGTCGTACTCCTCGGGGCCCTTTCGAGAGTCCTGCGGAACAAATTACTTCAACGGTGTGCTTGTGACCCCTTTCTTTGTTCGCGAATGGAGCGCCGAAATGCGTAAAGCAGATCGGTGCCATGTCGTGAATGGGTTAGCAGGTATCTCACTGCCGGAAGGCAAGTTGTGGACGCTTTTGAGGAGGGTGGTTGAGGACAACTCCCTGCCTCTCGTCCCATACTGTGAGAACACGACGGCCGGTGTACATGTGGATGTATATCTTGGTCGACGCCTAGGGCTCATCAAACCTCGTCAGGTAACCGAAAACCACCCGCAATATCGGATCGCCGACCCTGAAACGGGAAGGCTGTACGAGAAGGTGGGTGTCAGACGGTTCACTGTTCGTGACGTTAACGTCGAGATGTTTAAGGCCTACGTGGCCGTTCATCACTCGGCGCGTGTCTTTGATGCGCGAACGAAGACGTTATGGTTCCTCCAAGCGACGCAGCGTGAGCTGCGGAGTGTTAAGGGAGCCGTTATCCCCACCAGGCCACAACGGTGGCTTGATCCGGGGTTCCGTCCGAACGAGGCTAGAGAGTGCACTTCGGTCCCGGTCATCTCCTTACAACAAGGATATAAGAGAGACTGGGTGGCCTTTCAACCACGGCTTGTAGCCGATCACCCCCCCCACCTGTTCTGGTGGGGGGAATGGCTGACTGCACCTTCAACGGTTCAGAAGCCTAACGGATAAGGACTCCAACCACGCGTTGC